GGCTCGCGCATGAATTGAATCGGGACATCGACGCCCGCGATCCGGGCGTTTTTGACGCCGGGAAATCCGGGGCGGAACATCGATGCCCAGTCGGTCATGTGACGACCAGGACCGCGGTTGCGAGGCTCGACATCGGGGCGACCCGCGCCCAAATCGCGCCGTCGCCGAGCAGGTCGCGCGTGACGCCCTTCTCGACATCGAGCAGGTGCCCGGAAACAGTCGGCGCCGTGCCATCCGCGCCCGTCACGGCGATCTCGACAAGCGCCCCGGAGGGCGCGAGCGAGATCAGAACGCGCGTGACCGCCGACGCAACGGCGAGCGACCAGGTGCGCGTCAATGCTGCGTTTGTGGTCGCCATTAGGACAGCTTCAGGGTCTGGATGGCGGCCGGGCGAGTGCAGACCATGACGGGATGGGTTTTCGCCTCGATCGTCCAGCCCTTGTCGCGCTCGATCGGCCATGCATGCATGTAATACGGTTGCCCGGATTCACCCATACCGACGCTGGAGAGCGTATCGTCCGGCGCGAAGGCTTGCACTAAGAGTCCAGAGACGCCGCGCGGAATGACCTTCGCCTTGCCGTCGGTGATTTTCAACGTGCCCTGCGGGCGATAGCGATGCCAGGTGACGTTATCATAGGTGAACGAATTCAGCTCGATACCGCGAAGGTTTGCCTCGTTGGCCGCATAAAGATATGTTTCGCGCATTGTTTTGGATTGGATCAGGCCGAGCCAATAGTCTTTCGAGCAATAGGCGTCGATCCCGGTATAGGTGAGACCGTCAAGCGCTGTCTCGATCGGCTCGATGATATTGCTGAAAATCGCAGCCTTGACCGCGACGGTATCAGCCGCACCGAACCCGACCACGACCTCGGCCGGCGCATTTCCGAAGACGTTGCTTGGAGTATTGACGGCCGAGATGCGCAGGAACTCATGCTGGATATCAACCCAGTTGCGCAGCTTGCGTACGGCGCGATCACGGCGACCCATAATGACCTCGGGATTGAGACCGCCACGTTGCCGCGCATTCAACACGCTATCGGCAAGGATCGGGATCTCTTTCGAGTAGAACTTGGTCTTGAACGGCTCCACGCCGTCCTTGTCCAAAGTCAATTGATCCGCCGCCGCGCCGCGCGGCTTGGAATCCGCCGGCGTCACGGCATCCTTCCCGAGGATCTCGATATCGACGTTCGTCGAGGTGACATTCGAGAGCGTCTCGAACAGCGGCGCCATCATGCCGGGGATGAATTGAGCTTGCTCCAGGCTAACCAAGAGCTGCTCACGGGTGAAAAAATCGCGGTAGAAATCCATGATTAGCTCCGAGCGTAGAGGTGGTTTGCGGCCATCAACGCAATGGCGGCGGTCTTTTCGCCGGCATCGACACCTGACGCCCATTGCAGCGCAGCGGCTTGGACGGCCGCGAGGCGGACCAAGGCGGTCACAGTCGCATCCGCGGCACTGGCGTCGACCGGGTAAAGCGCAATGCCGATGACCGGGCCGGTGGCGTTATAGGCGCCAATCACGTCGGTATGCGTGACGGTGATGGTCGCGGTATCGCCGAGCGCCCACGTATTCTCGGTGTCGAACTGGATACCGTTGGCGTCGTGTGCATCGCCGATCGTATAGACCTTGATGAACGATCCGTCCGGCGCGAACAGGTTCGCCTTCGTCGCGGAGGTTGCGACGAGTGTATAGACGCCGGCTTGAGCGGTGGCATCGGCATCGACGGATGCGGCGACGAAATCACCATTACCGGCAGTCGTTGCGGCACCCACTGCGGCACTCGTTCGCACATAGCCGAGCACGGTCATTGCGCCGATGGCAGCGGTACCGCTCGGGACGGTGACGACTTCACGGCTGATCTCGGGCGCCTCGTAGAGGACGCCTTCCATTGCCCATACGGGCTCATTGTACGTTGCCATTAGCGGATACCCCCAACTGCAACCTGATTAAAGATGCGGCGCTCGATTGCCGCGGCATCGATCGGCGATGGACCGGACGGGACTGCCGAGCGGATCTCGGGTCCGCCGCGCGCGGCGTAGGCATCGACGATGCGGGCATTGAGCTGATCCAGCGTCGAGCCGTCGACGATCGCGGCTTGAGCCAAATCGGCCATGCCGACTGCGGCGCAGCGCTCCATGATCGCCGCGACACGCGAGCGTTCAACGGCGACGAGATCGACGGGCGGGGTTTGCGGCTCGGGAGTACCGGCCGCCGGGGTGTCTTCAGCCATAGCGGCCTCCGGGCTTGAGAGCGGCAACATCGCCGCGATACGATCGAATTCGGGGTTTTCGCGCTCTTTCATTTTGGCTTGGAGCGACTTCAGGCGAGTGCGCGCAACGGCTACAGCATCGGCTCGGTCCTCTTCTCCGTCTCCGGCCGGGACAACCCGATCGGCATAGCCTGCATCGACGATCTCCGATCCGAATAGCCACGTCTCGGCGTCCATTTCGGCGCGCACTGCGTTGATGGTGCGCCCAGTGCGGTCGGCATAAGCGCCGGCAAGGACGCGTGCGAGACTGGTAAGGATCTCGCCCTCCTTCGCCATGACGCGGTAGTCTCCGACCGCCCAGCCGAACGGGTTGTGCACGACATATACGGCGTTGTCTTCGACTTCGACTTCATCGCAAAACGATGCAATGTAGGTCGCCATCGACGCGCACGCCCCGGACACATATGCCAATACGCGGTTTCCGTCTCGGCGATATGCGCGAACAGCGTTTGCAATGTCGATCCCGACCACCACGCAACCGCCGGGCGAGTCAATGCGTAGGCGAACGTCGCCGGACACAGATGCAAGCGCACGGCGGAATGACTCTGCGGTAACATCCCATCCGATCTCGCCGGTCAATTCGATATCGTTCATTGATCTGCCTCGTCGGCGTCGTCTTGATTAGGTTTATCCGGGTCTTTCGCGGCCGGTTGTTGCTCGGATGGTCCGCTCGTTGCGTGCCGACCATCGGAGTCGAATGCTACGCCGAGCTTGTCGAGCACAGCGAGGAAATCGGCATGCTCTTGAACAAGCACGGCGGGATCAAAGCCCATGGCGCGAATCGCTTGCGGGAGACTCATCAACCCGGAGCGCACGGCATCGCGAATTGCCGGGATCTCGCGCGCCGGATCGACGATCTGTCGCGCCGGCGCGGTCCACAACGGCACCTCTGGGCGCCCGGTATAGCCTGCGACCGCTTCGGCTTCGAGATACCAGCCGACCAATGGCGTCAGGAATTGCGGTGCGAATAACTGCCAGCGCCATGACTCGATCGAGCGGCCAAATTCCTGAAAACCCATGCGCGCCGATGAGAAATTGACGCGCGACAGGTCGCCGGTCATGACCTCGTATGGGATCCCGTAATCCGCGGCGACGGCGAGCAAGACGGCCGTCTCCAGGTCTTTATGATTCGGAGCGTCGGGCGGATCGGCGAATTCGATCGACTTCCCAGGCGGTAGGATCTCGATCAATCCAGGCTCGAATTTCTCGACGAGCGTACCGGTCGACTGGGTGGCGTCTCCGGGCTCAATGTCGCGCACGAAGGCCATGAAGCAGGCGCTTTGACGCTGCCGCTCAAGCACTGCGTCGTGCAGGTCATCGAGCATCCGCAGGCGCAGATAAGCCCCTGTCGCCCACGGCATCCCGTGTACCTGTCCGGGCCGGTCGATCCGGTAGACGTGCAGGAATTCGTCAGCCGGCTTGGGCTGCGAAATCATGCTGTGCCGGTGCGTCTGATCTCCAGGATGCTCGGGGTAGAGCCAATAGTGCGTGCGCTGTCCGAGCGCATTGAATTGGATGCCCTGGACGATATAGCCGCCGTCTATCGTAAAATCATTCTTTGCGCGATCGATCCAATCCGGCTCCAATACTTGGATCTGTAGCGGGATCGAATAGCTATCAGTCATGCGTCGCGGGCGCTTGCGGATCAGGGCGGATCCGGACTCGACCACTGCGCGCGCAATCAGCGATTGCAGACCGTAGCCGTTGAGCCGGCCATCGGCGTCGATATCGGTTGATTCAAACCATCCGGTCCAGCGCTTTTGACGCCGCGCGGATGCCCACTGCGCGCGGATGCCGGAGCCGACCCAATTATTGACGATGGCGTTGATTGCGCGCCGCGCCCATGGGTTGTTGCGCGCAAGGTCACGCGAGCGATCGAGGACCGTCGACAGATCGGCGGCAATCTCGCGATTGGGACCGGTGCCGCGACTCGCGAGCCAGCCCGCAGTGCGGCGCGAGACCGAGCCGGCATCGTAGCGGGCCATCGGGGCGCCGCGGTGGTCAACCAATTGGACGACGTTGGATCTAGTAGCCACGGCCAAACTCACCGAGCTTGCGGGTCTGTGCCGTGCCCTCG